TTTAACAAAGTTAGACAATTTATCCTAAAATACCGACACCTCAAATTTTAGCTTGGTTAAATGCGTAAACACGGCATACCTACAAGCATCCATCAAGTCATCATTTGCCTTTACAGGTTCTTCAATTACGTTATCGTTTTTATCCTTTTTCCATTTGTAAGACATAAACTCCCTTCTTAGATTTTTGCTATTATAGTGCAAGTTTATTGGATAAGACTTCATCTTTACTATTCCTGCCCATACATCTTTCTGTGCTGGTTTAATGTTAAAACCTTGTCGGTAAAGTTCCTCAATAGACTTTGGCTCGGCAGCATCCGCATAGATTGTTGCACGTTCTGGTAGCTTCTCTTTAATCAATCTTGATAAGTCGCTAAGAGTTAATCCGCTTTGGTAAACTATTTCCTCAAAGTAGTTTTGTCCTTCGTGATGCGTAACCTTGATAAGTGCAGCTGGGTGAACGTAACCAAAGTCTAATCCATAGAACACATCTCCATCTGGTGCTTGGTCATATTGTTTCCATTGAGTATAAATAATTTCCTTTGCAGAGCCTCGTTCTCCTAAGCCGTAAACCTTCCACATAAAGTCATCTGGCAAATCTTTGTATTGCTCAATGTTTCTTATTTGGCTATCGCTAAGGTTTGAAATGTTATTTAAGTAGGTAGAATGGATGCGCTTGTTCTTTGGGTTATCAGCTACCTCATAAACCCAAGAAATAAAGTCTGCTGGATTCCAGTCTAAGAATGATTGACCAGTAGTACGAATCAAAAGCTGGTCAAACAAAGCCTTACTAATAAGGTTTGCCTCGTTTACAAATAATATATCCCTTGCTGGTCCTTTTGCTTTGTCTGGGTCTTCAAGACCAAACAACTCAATGTAAGAGCCGTTCTTAAACGTATAAATGAAATCCGTATAGCGGAAATCCTTTTCATCCCAAATATTCCATTGTTCCAATATGTTTTTGAAATCCCTATAAACACCACGCTTGATGTGTGGTAGGGAATGAGAAACGCACGAAATCCTTATGTTAGGTTTGCTTAAAGCAATGTGGATTAGCAACTGAACAACCGAATAGCTTTTACTTGACCTTGACCCACCTTCATTGCATATTATAGGATAACCATCCTCGTATGCCTTTTTATTGGCATAAAAGACAGGTGTAGCCTTAATCTTTAATTGGTTGACAATCTGCATCTGGTTCTATTGTGATTTGCACATTACCTTTAATGTCAGCGGTGATGTCGGTTGTTTGTTTTGGTTTACCTTCTAATCTATCAACTACTGCCTCATAGGCTCTTTGGTCGCCTCTTAATGCTTTACTAATCATTTGCATATCCATCAATTCAAGCACAGTAAAATCTTCTTCTTCGCCTGTAATTGGGTTGCGTTTCTTTTGTACTAATTCAAGTAACCTAAGTAAACGAGTCTTTGAGTTTTGAACTCCTTTAGGTCTACCATTTGGGTTGCCAGATTTCCCTTTTTCAAAGTGTACTAAGTTATCTATTCCTGCCATTGTATTTCCATTGTTTTACAAAGATATGCCACAATTAGGGCAAACCTTTCCTTTTTTGGTATTGTCTATTGATTTTGGTTCATCATTACTTGGTACGAGAAAGTCAACATTAACACCCCAATCGCTTAAATCTTCTAATTGCCAATCATTATTTGCTAACATATCCATATCCCACATTCCATAGTGAGTGTTATCAATTACGAGTAACTTTTGCTTTTCTCTTTCGGTTAAGTTAGGCATTTTTATAACAGGTACATCTTGGATGCCTAATTCTAAACAAGCACGATACCTTTGATTGCCACCTAAGATGATATTGTTTTCATCTATAATTAACGGCTTTGCTTCAAGTAACTTTTGGTCTTCTTGAATAGACTTAACCAACTTAGCAAAGTCATCACCATCAATTTTTCTTGGATTGTTGGGGTTAGGTTTTATTTCGTTGATGTTCATTATCGGTTTTTTGTTGGTGTTCGTATTGAAATAATACTATCTACTTTTTTTTCTAAGTTTTCATAACCAACCCATTTGCCACACTTGCTACATTCAAACTGGGTTTCTTTTATCTTACCGAACCATACATAGCCTTCGGTAACTGAACCGCATTTACAAGTATATAGCTTCTTTCCGTATGTGTCTTTCATAGTTTAGTTTTAAAAAGCACCCAAGATTTTACTCATAAGAAGGGCAAAGTCCTTTTTGTCTTATCCTATTAGCGTAGGTTGGGTGTTTAAATATTATCTGCCCTGTTTGTTATATGGTTTAACCGCCTTGTCCTTTGGACCAGATGTCTTTTTGTACTTGCCACACTTTCTTTTTCCAAATGATACTTTGTTATTGCTGCTTACTTTCGCCATATTTATTTATTAAATCTGCCATAAAATCAAATCTTTGTTCTTGTGTTTCGCCAAATACATAGTGGGTAGTTCCATCAATCTCAAAAACATAGCAAGGATAACCAGCTATTTCTTGCTCTTTGCACGTTTCAAATATGTTACTTGTATCTGTCAATTAGTTCTATTAATTCGTTTCTTTGCCATTTTTTAACCCTATTGTTAACCGCCTCAAACTCCAACTCCTTCACGGCTTTTTCACCTATCCTTTCTACTAATCCAATTCGGTACATTGCTTGGTTGCCATGCTTAAACATATTGCATCCAGCACATTGCAAATGAATATTCCATTCGTTAAACCTTAAAGCCGAATACCCTTTAACTGTAAAGTAATGTCCAGCTTGATTTCCATTGTAGCTTCCGCAACTAATACAAGGCAATCCTTCATCTCTTTTCCTTATATAAGCATTTACTACCTTTTGGGTTTTTTCTAACAACTTAGGTAAAGGTATCAATGGCATTATGCAAAATTAGGGTTACTTTTTCAATCTAACAACACATAATCTATCGTTATGCTTGTAGCGTTTTTTGTTTATTGGGTTCATATAGGTCATAATCGTTTTATAGTCAGTACCTAAAAACCTAATCGCTTTTGCTATTGACCTAAACCATATTTCCTCTTTTGTATCTAAATAAATTAATTTAACCTCAATGTTGTTGTCTATTCCTGTCATCTCAATAATCGTTTTATTTCAAAGTATAAATGTGCCGTTAAATAAATGCAACACGCTAAAGGAACGCTAATAATTGTAAACTTTAGCAATTCGTAAATAAATGTTAATTGTTTCATAATTAATCTTTTGTGTCTAATTTATTATAAATAGCATAAGTCATAAATAATATAGCTTCTAATGTTTCGCCTTTTATAACGAAATACAAAGAAATTGTAGCACAAGCTATCGATGCTATAAAAGCAAATGTTTTCATATTGTTTAGTTTAAAAAACCACCCCAAGTTCCCTAATTACTATCTTGGTTAAAAATATTTAATTCTTGAGGTGGCTATAATTGGTTTTGTAAAAATAAGTACAAAGTATATCTTTTGCACTCATTTTTGATAAATATTTCATTATTTAATTTCTCTAAGTCCTTCGGTGTTTTAGCCGTTACCTTGTAATGTGCTATTATCTTTTTCTTTATTTGGTCTGCTTTCTCTTGGCTTAGATTATTCTTGTTTAGTTCCTTTCGTTTCCATAGTACATCAAAAGCCATTGTATTTAGCAACTCCCAGCCTCTTTTAGCAGACTTATCCCAGTTTTCGTACAATGCCTGAATAATCTCATCATCATTAATTTTAGGTACTTCTACTGGTTGTGGTTCTATATAGGTCTTTTGTCTTACTTGTAAAGCTATTGGTTTATAAGCTGCCATTACATCCCCAAAGAATTTAGGGGTAAACATAATCGCTTTGTCAACTGATAATTTCCCCATTGCGTAAAGTTCAAAAGCCACTCCAAGTTCCTTTAGTTTAAAGTTGCCATAGTTTTTAATTACAAATTCGCATAAAAACTGAAACAACTCTATTGTAGGTGTTTGGCATCCGCTTAAAGCTATACAGGTCTTTAAATGTTCCTTAACCTCAATCGGTGAGCATCTACCAACACTCATTGTTTCTAAAGCTGAATAAACTTTTAACTCATCTGGTTCAAGTTTATTATAGATTTCTAAGTGCAATAGTTTCTCGTTCAGCGTAAGAGAGTTTGTGGATTGGGGTAATACTTCTGTTAATGATTTCATCGTTCCAAGATTTGTTGTTTAAAAAGGTTTCTGGGTTTTTACGAAATTGTTTGTCTGGTACTGATTGCTTGTAAAGTTCAATATAATTCATTGCATTTTGCCTTTCTTCATCGGTTAATTTATTCCACTTCTTTTTTAGCTTTTGCTTATCCCCTACCTTTTTATCATATTCATTCCAAAACCATTCAAAATCTATATTTATATTTTCATTTATAGTTATAGTTCTATTTTCAGTTTCAGTTTCCATATGCTTAGCATATGCTTCGCTTGTGCTTTCTTTTTTAGGTGATTTAGCATTATTTCGCCTACTTTCACTAAATTTTTGCCTTCTAATCGTTTCATTAAACATTCTTTCGTTGTAGTATAAACCATCTTCAACTTTAAATTTATCCCAAATCTCAACATCATATGCTTTACATATGCTTAGCATATCCTTTTCACTTAATTTGCCTTTTTGATGTTGTAAGCACAAAAGTCTAATGTATTTACCAACCTGTTCATTATCCATTGTAAAAGTGCCACTAAGAAAATCGCTTGTGTAAAATAACACTGCTGGGTCTTTAGCCATAAAATAAAAAAGGCTCTCGGCATCCACCCCAGTAGGATTAGGGTTTCAGCTTTGAGCCAATAAGTTTTAGTTAGGATATCCTACATCCTTTGTACAAAAATACTACTTATTTACCATTAATTCAAATTCGTTTATCGCCTTAAAAATCTCATAAGCAACCTGTGGAACTATTGCGTTTCCGTATGCCATTAAAGATTCTTTTCGGTATTTTGAAAGGCTGATAGAGTCCAATTCGGTGGGAAGCCCATCATTTCCTCCACAAATAGGGGGTTGAGTTGGGAACGAGTTCCACATATTTTGTTCATCACGCTTGGTAAATCCGAGTTCCCCTCCCAATTCTCCGTTTCCCATCTTGGTTGAAAATCCGATTTTGTCGGTGTTGGTAACATCTTGAATATTTGTTCCGCTAAATTGCCTGCTGGGACTGTATTCCTTCCTATACTCTTTCGATATTCTTTTCTCTTTTGCATCGATGCTTCCGATCTTTCGTTTATCATCGTACAAGTTGGAGTAAGCAACAAACCAAACTCTATCCCTTCGGTGTGGTGCGTTTTTGGCACAAGCTGGAAGTATAAACGCTTGTACTTCGTACCCTTTAGCTTCCAAGTCAACTTGCACCTCGTTGAAGACCAATCCCCCATTCCAATTAGTAAGTCCGAGAACGTTTTCGCCCACAACCCAACGTGGTTGAACTTCTTGAATTGTTCTAAGCATTTCTGGCCAGAGATGGCGCTCATCTTCATTACCAAGTATTTTCCTGCACTTGAGTATGGTTGGCAAGGGAATCCTCCTGTAAGGATATCGACTGATCCATTGTGAATAGAGAAGTCTGTTTTAGTAATGTCATTGTAACTAATTGAATTTGGGAAATGATGTTTTAATACTCTTTGACCAAATGGATTCCATTCGCAATGAAATAGATTTTCCCATCCCATCCATTCCGCAGCTAAATCAAATCCACCGATTCCGCTAAATAAGGATGCGTGTGTCATAATGAATATTGTGCTACTTGCTTCTTATTTTTTAGCTTAATAATGGTAGTTTTTATGTTCATACCATCGTTTCTAAGGTCAGCTATTCGTGCTGCTAATCTAAAGCATCCGAACTTGTTTAAAGCATCAATAGGGGTTAATTTTCTACCTTTATTTAAATAAGATGCAATTTGTTGATTTTGAGACATATTAATTGTTTTTATGCGTAAATTAAAGATGTTTTATTAGTATTATACCCTAACAAATAACAATAAAGTGTTTGTTTATTTAATCCAAGTAAATTTGCTGCTTCTTTAGCACTATCATAAAATATACCTGTTTTAGTATCTAAAACAACTTTTGAATTAGCTAATCTTGATGCTTTAATATTTTTATTAGTAACTTTTTTTAAGCCAATTTTATATGCGTGTAACATATTTTGACTTGGAGTTACCCATTCAAGATTTTCTATCCTATTATCTGTTTTAATTCCGTTTATATGATTTACTTGTTTATAATTATTTGTATTTGGTATAAATGCTTCAGCTACTAACCTATTTACACGAAACTTTTTAATTTTACCTTTATTACATAAACAAACTTGGTAATATCCATAAGCGTCTAAAAATGGTTTTAATTTTCGTTTAAATTTATTATTTATAACATTACCATCTTTAGTTATGCTATAATTTAGGTAGTTTGCGATTTGTGTTGTTTGGTTCATAGTTGTAGGTTTAAATTAATACTTTTTTTATTTCATTAGGTTTAATTATTTCTAATTCTTGTCTATCAAATACATCATAACATATCAAATACTTTGTAACTGATATTACATTAAATAATTCATCTCTACCATAATAACCATCAGATGTTCCAACATATTTAGTTATTTTTTCTTGACAAAGTATCTTGTCTAATATCGTACATTCAATGTCTATTGGTTTATCATCTCTACACA